CGAGGGGCTGCAAGGCCCCATTTTTTTGCCTGAAATTAATTGCAAATAAGTGTGTGCAAAGTGTTGCACATCGACACGGAATGAGAGTAAAATTTCCTCATCAAAAACGAAGAGAGGAAGTAACCATGAAAGCACACGCAGAAATCACCGCCAAGATCATCGCTCAGATGGAAACCGCTGGCAGCAACTGGCTCAACCCAATGACCGGAGACGGCTTCGGTTTACCGCGCAACGCGGTTAGCGGTCACCGCTACCAAGGCATCAATGTTCTGATCCTTGGCTTCACCGGCAGCTACTGGGCCACCTACAAGCAGTGGCAGGGCAAAGGCTGTCAGGTTCGCAAGGGCGAGAAGGGCACCTCAATCGTTCTGTTCAAAAAGATCGAGATCAAGGACAAGGCTACTGGAGACAAGAAGATGATCCCCATGCTCAAGACCTTTTCGGTTTTCTCTGCCAACCAAGTGGACGGTGAGTTCGCCGACAAGATCAGCAAGAAAGGCCTCAAGAAAGATGAGACTGAAATTGTTGAAGCGGCTGATGCTTGGGTTGCAGCTACCGGCGCTATCGTCAGAACCGATCACTCAGCTCGCGCTTTCTACAGTCCGGCTGCTGACTACATTCAAATCCCAATGCGCGAAGTATTCACCGCAACGCCAACGTCAACTTCAACTGAGTGCTACTACAGCACTCTGCTTCATGAGCTTGCTCACTGGACCGGCAACAAGTCACGCCTCGACCGGTTGAGCATGAAGAACGGTTTCGGCTCTGAAGGTTACGCGATGGAAGAGCTGGTTGCTGAGCTGGCATCAGCGTTTCAATGCGCTCTGCTCGACATCTCACCAAGCCCACGAGAAGACCACGCGAAGTATCTCAACAACTGGTTGAAGGTTCTGAAGGATGATCCCAAGGCAATCTTCAAGGCAGCAGCAGCAGCCGAGAAAGCAGTCAGGTTCATCGAGGACTTGCAACCACAATCACAATCAAAAGAGGAGGCGGCGTAAGCCGCCGGGAGAAACCATGAGAGATTCAACTTACAAGATCGATTTGAACGTAGTCACATTTGATGCTTTTTGTGCGCTGAAGGAGCTTGATAAAACTTTTGTTGGCACGCCAAATTATATGGGCGTTGCTTTTTTCTGGGGCCACGGCGTCAAGCATTATCTGCGAGAAGCGTCTCAAGCTGAGCGTCGAAAGATCCACAAAAAGTGGTTGGCCGAAGGTCTTGATTTACACGGCGAGAGTTACAGGCACCATGAAATTATCCGTCAGGTAATGCCAAGCTTTCGAGCAGAGCTTGCAAAAATTTTACAAGCATGGAGTGGGGATCGGTCATGAAAAAAATTTTTAAAGACATTGGTTGGGCAGTTTCTGTTGACGGCTTTTCGGTTGGAACCGGAAGAGATCGAGACGGCGCGTTTGGCTTTGAATGCTTGTCCCGAGAAAATCCAAACTCTCACGTTGTCGAGTACAAAGTGTCTGCGCCAATAATTAGTGTCAATTCAGGTGAGCCGTATGTCGATTACGAGCAGTCAATTCGAGTTCAAACTAGGGAGCAGTCATGATTCACGCGCCATTCACCAAGCCTGTAAAGAGGGGCAGGCCGTTAACCACTGGTCGGTTTAATACGAGAGCTGAGCTTGAAGAAAACGTCATAGACCGGCATGGCAGAGGCTGGTCAGCCCGGCGGATTGGGGTCTATGCAGGCATAACCGATCGGACGGTTACCAGCATTATCCTCAAGAATTTGGGCGCAAGACGTACCTAAATTAATTGTTGCAAAGTGTTGTACAACGACACGGAAGAGTGTAATCTTGGTCTTGAGGTTGAGGTTAAAAAATTAATTAAGGAGAGAGAAGATGGCTAAATATATTGAAGATTGCCCGAAGTGTTCAACAGGCAAAGGTTACATTTCGTATTTTGCTTACTATCAGAACGGTGTTTGTTTCAAGTGCCAAGGAAGTGGCGTGGCTGTTTACAGCACTTCCCCCGAGGCGCGAGCCAAGGCGCGAGCCAAGGCTGCTGAGAAGCGCGAGGCTTTAGAAGCGAAGCGAGCCGCAGTGGCGGCAAAGCGTAACGCCGAGCGTGATGCACGAAAGGCCGAGTTAGAGGCTAAGTGGGCGGCAGAAGCCGAGATCGCAGCACCCGTTCCGACTGGTCGAGTCGCAGTCAAAGGCAAGGTCTTGATGACCAAGACCGTCGATGGATATGCTTACAACACGCTTGTTCACAAAATGCTGGTAAAGGACGACTCTGGATTTAAAGTGTTCGGCACAGTCCCCAGCTCAATTAGTCGCGTCAGCAAGGGCGATGTTGTTGAGTTTATCGCAACGCTTGAGCCAAGCAAGGATGATCCGAAGTTTGGATTTTACAAGCGCCCCTCGAAGGCAGTGGCGCATTACGCAGAAGATGAGGAGGTGGCGTGATGATCAGCTCTAACGGCAACTGGCACAGCGATTACATAAAGCTGTGCAAAACCCGGTCCATTGAATCGCTTCGGTACGTCATCGATGATTGCCGAGCTGCGATTCAGGCAATGCCTGACAACATCAAGTCAGGACAATATCAGGACGAAATCAATTACTGTTTCATGGAACTGAAACGCCGAGAAAGTTGAAAGAGCGGCTTAGGCCGCTTTTTTTTGCACACAAATTTATTGTTAATGCAAGCAATTTAATTGTTGCAAACTGTTGTACAACGACACGGTAACTGATATTCTTTGTCTTGAGGTTGAAGTTAAAAAATTAATTAAGGAGAACAAAATGACAAACTTAGAATCTACAGTGATCAACGCGCTTTACGATATTTGTTTGCTTGACCAGTGCGGTTTCGATCAGTTAGCTGATGAGACTGGTCTGACTACTAGCGTTTTGCGCGGCGTAGTTTCCAGCCTTCAGAAAAAAGGCATTGCCAAGGTTGTGGATAACGGCTACTTCACAATCATCGTAGTTGAAAACACTGAATGGCCTTGCGACTTCTTCAGCGAAGAAGAATGGGCAGAGAAAAAAGCAGCAGCACTCAAGGAGGCGGCGTAAGCCGCCCAAGGGTCTGCCAGTTCGACACTGGTACTGATGAGGCCATAAGGCCGAAACCCAAAACAGCAAGGAGATACACATGGAACAATTCACTACATTAGAAAAGCACATTCTGCTCACGATTAAAGATATTTTGACGGAGACCGAGTGTTTCACCAGTCATGATTTAGTCAAAGATAGCCCAAGGGCTTTAAGGGGTGCTTTAGCGTCATTGGTTAAAAAGGGCGTGGTTTCTGTTGACGATCACCCTACCAACATCAACGGCACAATCTACTATGCTGTCGATTACTGGGATGAAGAGGTAATCAATTCAATCGAGGAGGCGGCGTAAGCCGCCGGGAGGAGAAAGTAATGAGCAAGAAACTTTTAGAAAGAGCAGAAGCATGTGGTGCGCCAATCGGACCACTTACAAACTTCCGACCCGCACGTTGGAAGCAATCACCGATGGGCCAAACTTTTGCCCCCGCCAAAGTTTTGAAGCACACCGAAACAGGACGGCGGTTGTCAAACGGGCAAGCCCGACAGATCATTGAAAAGTTTGAAAGGTTAAAAAAAGAAGCGGTTTAGGCCGCTTTTTTTTGCGCACAAATTTATTGATAATGCAAGCAATTTAATTGTTGCAAACTGTTGTACATCGACACGGAAGGGTGTACTATTGGTCTTGAGGTTGAGGTTAAAAAATTAATTAAGGAGAGAGACATGGGTATCAAAGCAGCAATAAACGCAGTCAAGAAGTTACGGTTTGAGGATTACAAAAAAATCGATGGCGAGTACAAGTTTGTCGAAGTTCCTGTCGAGTGGTTTGAAGCTGAGGACGGGCGGTTCTTAATTTCTGACGAACGAGGCGGGCCGATTGTTATCGACTACTATGACTATTTTCAAGAAACCGGCGGAATACATCCTGCGTTGATTGAGGCCGTCGAAAAAAATGGCTGTTATTGGGAGTGGGAACACCCCGGCGCAATTTGTTTAGCTTGTTAAGAAGGAGAGAGAAAATGGAAGCAGTAGTTTGGAGAAAATGGGTGGGTGAGTATCAAGATCGACTTGGCGCAGAGTCAAAGGTTCATGGTTGGGAGCAGAGAGATGACGGGAGTGAGGTTTTGCTTTGCGGTCCCGATGTTCCGAGTTACCAAGATGGTTACGAGGTTGAGGGCGCGTCAGTTTACACCATCAATTGCAAGCGGTGCTTGAAATTGATCGCAGAACAGGAAGCGGCTTAGGCCGCTTTTTTTTGCCTGCAATTTGACTTAGGATTACGACATGGAAAGACAATCAAACATCCCCACCTTGCGAGTTCTGAAGATGCTCGACCGCATCGTTGATGAGACGGACGAAGATTTGCGAGCTTACGAGCTGAGCAGAATCCATGACTATCTTGCGATGAAATTCAATCGGGAAACCGGGAAGCTGGCCAGCGAGGAGCTAAAGAGCCTCTGATTTTTCTTTGGCTTTTCGAGCAGCATAGGCAGTCAGCTTCTCACCAAACATTCGCTGGAACCACTGGCCCCAAGTGTAGCCTTTGCCCTCGACCAACTGGTGCCTGCGCTTCCAAGCAGACCGGGCGGCGTAATACTTTTTATCGTCCGCCCACTTCTGCTCCCGTTCCAAATCCTTACCAGAGATCACTAAGATTAAACTCCGTGATCAAGCCGTTATCAAAAGGTCGGTAGTCGTTGGTTCGCTCACACCTCAAGCCAATCTCAAGCGCTTGCTGGTTCTTTGCATGACCATACTGCACAGCCTCTTCGGTCAACGTGTAAACGCCAAACGGGTAAGGGTGCGCCTTCTCTTGCGCCAAGAAATAAAACTTGTCGCATGGAATGTCAAGGTACTCCGCAGCGGCGAGATAAAACGCTGCCTGCTGGTAATACCTGAACGAGTTCACGGCGTTTTTAAATCCACGCGGTGAGGCATCGCGGCAGGTTTTCAAATCCCAGATGTCGGTCCCTGTGTACCAATCGAGCTTACCTTTGCAGGGCTGTCCGCAAAATTCAAAAACCAAAGTCAGCTCAACCTTGTGCTCTGGTTTCGGTATGAAGTCCGCTAAGACTTCACGCCGCTCCATGCAGATATCATAGAGGTCTTGCTTGCAAGGTGTGCGTCCGTTCAGCCCAGAGGTCCAATCCTCGTATCCTTCTTTGCCTGCTTTAGTGCGCTTGTCGAAGCCGGGATCAATCGCAAACTCATCATGGAATTTGTGATGCTCCAAAAAAACCGTGTGCTGAACCCTACCCTCGAGCAAGGCCGGTGATTCGTTAAACGGCTTGGCATTCTTCCAAGTGTACGGGCACTTGATCAGAGAGGTGAGGTCATGCGACCGCCACGCTCTCTGGCCGTCAACCGTAATTGCCGCATAGGCTGGGTAATCGAGATCCTCATAGATCCCCGGTTTAAAATCTGTCATTTTTTCTCCTCCAGAATATCGAATAAATCAATCGAGAAATGCGCCATCGGTTCTTGGTCAGCAGAGTCGTTCCGATCAGACCTACCGCCGAACCTTAGCTCAAACGGTTTGTCTAAACGCACAGAACCAATTCGGTCTGACCATTCGACGATGATGCGCGAGTGTAAGCCGATCAGCTCATATTGCTTAGCTTGCAAGACCTTGTGCAACGCAACAAAAAAAGTTGGGTACTGGCGCATTGCCGTGGTTCTTTTTTTGACCTCGACAAATCCAATGATTTGATCATTGCGTGAAACCGCAAAATCTAAAATGTAACTGGCAGGGAGTTTGAAGAAACCGTCGAGGCTGTAACGCTTACACGCCAGCTTAATCAGTTTCTGCTCAGCGTCCCTGTCAGCTTGCCGCTCATATCTCGGGCGCACTCACCACATCATTACGCCAAGCACGATGCCACTCGCAAAAGCGGTGACAACGGCCCAGCCGGTGAAGCGTGAAAGACTCATCTCCTTAAACATCAGAAGACCCCCGAGGATCGTCGCCCATCGCAAAACGTGTGTACCATATTTTTTTTCTTTTATCAGTCTTTGAATCACCCTTCCTCCCTTCACGCCATGCGTACTTAAATGCTGCGATCTCAGCGTATTCCTGAACGCGCTTCAAACCGTAAAGCTGAATCATTACGTCGATGCACTCGACCCCACCGACCTTGTAATGGCTCGGTGAGTTAACGAGATCTTCGACCGTCACGGTGATGGTTTCAGATAAGCTTGGTTCAAACTCTCGCAGAGCGTTTAGGTAAAGCTTGTTCTGCTTGGGCGAACACTCTTTGGTTTTTTTAATTTTATAGAAAGTGGACGGCGCTAAATTGTGCTGATACAAAAATTCAGTGACCGACACCTTCTGCTCGGTTAAAGCCCTTTCAAGCCGGGCAAGCATTCTGCGAGCGTCCATTAAAACGGAATGTCGTCGTCTTCAAAATCTTCGACCGTGACCGTCTTCTTTGCTGAAGACATCGCAGCCAAACCGCCTTTGCTCTCACCCGCCTCAGCCTTTCGGCCTTTAGAGTAAGCTGCTGCCAGCTCGAACGATCCCTCGATCATTTCACACAAAAACGCTGGCAGGTCTGCAAAAATATCACAGGCGTTCTTGCTCTCGTCGCACGACTCGCCAGAAAATTCTTTGCAGTAATCTTCAAGGTCAAACATCACCTGATCGTTTACCGTCGCAACTTTCTTTGCGCCGCCATCTGGTTTAAAGATTGAAACAATCTTGGCTCGACCACCGGCAGTGTGCTCAACCTCAATGTCGCAGTTCACGCCAAGAATGTTGGCCATGTCGAAGGACTTCAGCTCTGCCTCAGTGAAGCTTTTACCACGCCAAGACTTCAAGTCTTTGTGCAGCGCAGAGTTCTCGTTTAACGACAACGTGTACTGCTTGAAGATGCTGAACGGTTGGTCCTTCGAGGTACGAAGATCCGGCAATTCAAAGAAGATAAAAATCGTATGCCGTTTTTTAGCATCCTCATCTTTAAACTTTTCATCCCTTGTCCCAGCATCCGCCAGCTTGTAACAAATTGCTCGATGCGTGCCGATTGGCACCACCTCGAATTCACCACCACCACTACTACTTGCTATCAATCCCATGTTGCTTTCCCTTGTGTTGTGTAAATGTTTGCACTATGGTACACAGCTCTTAATGAAAAGCAAGCGGAAAAAGACCCATGGCAATAAACGTATCCCGACCCTCCAAAAACCAGAGTATGCCGTTCACGGCTGATGCTCGATCAGAATTTGAAGCCTTCCTGCTGAGTAACGGCATGAGTGTAGACCCAAAGAAAGGGCTGGTATCAGACGGTTCAGTCGGTCGCGCTTACATGGAAGTTGACGGCAAGCGCAAGCTAACAGGCTGGTATCAGCTATGGTTAAACCAGTCAGTACCCTACGGAAGATGCGGTGACTACCGGTTGGATCACGTCAACCCTACAGCCCAATGGCGACCCAACAACGGCGCTCGTTACGAGATGACCGAAGATCAGAAAGAAGAGATCAGGCGTCTGCAGGAAGAGGCAAAGGTCGAGCTGGCGAATAAGCAAACGAAGGCGGCAAAGATCGCTCAGAACATTTGGGAGAAGTCAACCCCATGCGAGAAGCACCCATACCTTGAGCGTAAGCAGGTGCTCAGCCACGGTCTCAGGCAGCATGAAGACGGCAGGCTGATCATTCCTTTGCTGGACGCGCAGCTTGAGATTGTCGGGCTGGAGTATATCGATGACGATGGCGGGAAGAAATTCCTCACGGGCAGCAAGAAGAAGGGCAGCTTCTTTCTGCTCGGCGAGCACATGCTTAAGGACGCAGCCGTCATCAATTACGCTGAGGGTTATGCGACAGCGGCAAGTTATTTTCAAGACTCCCAGCAGCCGGTTATCTGTTGCTTTGATGCAGGCAATCTAAAGCCGGTTGCTGAGACGATCAGCGAATATTTTCCAAACGCGAAGCACGTCTTTATTGCTGATCAGGATGAGTCCAAGACCGGCGAGATGAAGGCCATCGAGGCGAGCCAAGCTGTGCGAAGCCGGGGCGCTGAAAGCGAGGTGCTCATCCCAGAGACGATTGGCGACTACAACGACCACGCGGTTGAGGGTGAGCTGCTGCCTAAGCTGAAGCCGGTCAACGTGCCTGCTGAGTACGACTTCAACCGCAACGACCGAGGCCGCTACCTCAACACCAAGGACAACGTGAAGGGTGTGCTGATACTCAACGATATTGACGTGCGCTATAACGTGATCAAGAAGCGTATGGAAATCGACGTGCCTGACACAAATTTTATTGCTGACATGCAGGATGAGTCAGCGTTGATCGAGATCGAAGATCGATGTATTCAGATGCAGATACCTGAGAGTAAGGTGCGAGATTATTTGAAGCTGCTGGCGGTTGAATACAACCCGGTCATGGATTGGATGGAATCGAGGCCATGGGACGGCCAGAGCAGGCTACAGGCGTTCTTGGACAGCATCACGAGCACCAACCAAGCCTTGAAAGAAATGTTGATGAAGAAATGGTTGATCAGTTGCGTGGCGGCGGCTTGTGAACCGAAGGGGGTTGAGCTTGAAGGCATACTGGTCTTCCAAGGCGCTCAAGGGTTGGGCAAGACGCTCTGGTTCAAGCGGCTGGCAAACTATGAGGAGGGCTGGCTGTTGGAAGGTGCAACGCTTAACCCTGCTGACAAGGACTCAGTCAAGCAAGCGGTGAGCCACTGGATCGTTGAGCTGGGTGAGCTTGAGAGCACGTTTAAGAAGTCGGACATCGACATGCTGAAGGCCTTCGTGACCAAGAAGACAGACGAGCTGCGGCTGCCTTACGACCGGGCCAGTACGACGTACCAGAGGCGCACAGCGTTCTATGCCAGCGTCAACGCACGCGAGTTCCTGACGGACACCAGCGGCAACCGAAGGTTCTGGGTGATACCGGTCAAGGGTATTGATGTAAACCATGGCGTAGACATGCAGCAGCTCTGGGCGGAGGTGAAGGAGACGATGTACAGGCCCGGTCAGAAGAACTGGTTCCTGAGTCCAGATGAGCGAGCGCAGTTGCAAGAGAGCAACGAGTTTTACCGCACGCAGAGCAGCGTGGAGGATCTTATACTTGAGCACGTCAACTTTGGTTCAGCCGATACCAAGCCGGTTCAGATGACCAAACTGTTGAGGGACTTGGGCGTTAAAACGCCGAGGATGGCAGACTTCAAGGACGCTGCAAGGATCCTGTCAGACCATGGCAAAGAACCACGAAGAAGCTCAGGCCGCAAGATCTACGACCTCTGCTACACCCCCATCGATGACAGTTCCGACAGTTTCGGATTCTCCCCGAAGGGCTGGGACTGACCCCTTAAAACCGATCGAAGATACGGGTGAACAGGGTCGGAGGTGGGGAGGTGATGGTGGGTGCTGGGAGGAAAATGGGAGGGAGGGGTTTAAAAAAAACTCTGCATGGCGGCCAAAAAAAAGTGCTATTACGTTTACATGAGGGTTCATGTAAATGGTTGTTTATATCAAGGTGAGAGTCGAGTAAAAAATATGCCACCCTATACACTATAGAGGTATTGATGTAAGTTGTTGATATGAGGGGTTATTCTTATAGTAGGAGGTAGTGTACCCTTTTAGAAAAGTATATATATAGAGTAGTGTAAATGGTGATTGGTAGTATTTACATGGTGTTTATATAGGGTATTGCGAAGCACTGTGCACTACCCCCTACACCCTGCAGGAGAAGGAGCGGCGACATGGTAGACTATAAATTCGAGTGGAACTTTGAGCAGGACCGCGAGCAGAACTTCAGGCGATGGTGGGCGTTGAATAACGCGGAACGGGACGCATACAACGTCGCGCAGGAGCTGGAAGCTGGGGCGCGGGAGATATTCAATCAGATGGAGGCGAGATGGCGGAGCGAGGCAGACCAAAGAAGGAACGAGCGCAGTTGGTGGACGTGCCAAAACAGTTTGACGCAGACAGCGAGTTCGGGCTGACGGAGATGCAGACGGCGTTCGTGTGGCACTACTCGCAAGGCGGGTGTGGCCAAACGGAGGCTGCGCGGAGGGCAGGCTTCAGCTTCCCGGCGATGAGCGCCAGCAAGTTGATGAACGGCCGAGATCATCCAAATGTCGTAAAAGCTGTGCGAGCTGAGCAGGAGGAATTGCGACAGAAATATGCCATCACGCCAGAGAAGACCGGCTCGATGCTGTGGAAGATAGCAGAGACCAGCTTTGAGAACGGGGCGTACAACGCTGCTGTAAGCGCGGTGAAGGAGTTGAACCAGCTTGCAGGCTTGACGATACAGCGCAGCCAAAGCCTCAATATCAATGCCAACCTCGACAGCATGACGAAGGCTGACATCAAGTCACGGTTGAACGAGCTGCTGGGCGTGAGCGATGAGATGAAGGACAATGATCTATAGATTTAAGGAATGGATCACCCATAATTGATGAACGAAAAGAATAACCGAGAAAGAGGCCTCTCTTTCTCTGTGGCCCGCCCTCGCGGGTTAAATCATTTTTCCCCCGAATTCTCCCCAAAACCCTTATAAATCAAAGGCTTGCGTCATGACTGGCGCTTGGTCAGACCAATCGCTGATCAACGCCAGTGCTCAGAGGCGTCAAAGCCTTCGCTCAAAGCCTCGATCCTCACTGGTTGACCGCCGTGAGGCGCATCCTGAGCGCCCCTGAGCGACGTTCGAGCAAAAACAATGGACCCCTATGGATCGGGTTTTTGACCTTCAGTCAGCCTTGATTTGGACCGTGGCACCCCCCTTTTTCGCGGCTGAGCGATAGCGCAAAGCTTTAGCTGAGTTCGCCGCATAAGATCGTAAAAAAAATCTCAACGTAAATGGGCACAAGACGTACCTTTTTTTTAAAAATTTTATTTGCTCCCAAAAAAATATGCCTTGTTTGGACCTAAAAATTCGTAACTTATTGTTTCTTAACAAGAAATTCGTAATTTATTTTTTTATAAAAATTGAAAAAGGGGGCCCCTTGGTGGGCGAATAAGGGAGGAGAGGTCGCCCGGAGGAGTGGGGTCAAGGGGCCCCCCGTTTCAGATTCTCTTGCATGGCCCCCCTATTTGCAACAGAATTGCCAAAACTTTACTGGTATTGCCCATGGTTGATTCTCGCAACAAGGGGGCCGCGTATGAACGCGACACTTGCAAGAAGCTAAACGAATTCTTCGCCGAGCATGGTTTCGACATTACCTGCAAGCGGAACCTCGATCAGTACCAGACTGCCGACCTAGCCGACATCAAGATCCCGTACCACGCGATTGAGTGCAAAGCGTACAAGGAGGGGTGGTGGTGGCGTCCTGAGTGGTGGAAGCAGGTCAAGGCCGCCTGTGGCAATGACATCCCGGTTCTCATCTACAAGTTCAACAACAAGCAGTCCCGCGTGTGCATCCCCATGTACGCGATTAACCCTGCTCTGCCCCGAGATAACGACCTAACTAGCGTGATGACTTTTGATGATTGGCTGGTTATTATGCGTAAGAATTGGGACCACTACGAAAGACTGACCGAGACCTGATATGGGAAAGCTGCTTGATATCATTGAAAGCTTAGCCAAGACGACTGGCAAGACTCAGCAAGAGCGTGTCACAGAAGATTTCCCTGTCCGCGTTTATCACGGCACAGATACTGCTGAAGGAATCGATATATTTGACCCAGACTCTGGGATGTTTTCTAGGATGGGCACAGGAACCTTTGTAGCAGACAACCCTATCCAAGCCAGCACCTACGGCAAAGCGGTTATGCCTTTGCAGATCAATGATACTGGTTTTGCTCGCGCAGACTTTAACGGGAACTGGGACGAAGCGGCGGAGGACGCTATCCTCTATCTTCCTGACGGTAAAGAAATCGATATAGCAGGTTTTAATACGGATGAGGTTGCTCGCTTGGCAAGGTCGGAAGGCGTACCCGGCGTCCGGTTTGACGGTATAACCGATCTCGGCCCTCGCAGATACCCCGGCATGGAAGATGCTGTAGAGGATTACATGAGTGCTGGCGATTATCAGTACGCCATATTCGATCCTGCAAAAATTAAAGGCCGATTTGCTGCCGGTGATCCCGCGAAGAAGGGTACTGGCGAAATTATGGCTTCGGTTGGCGGCTTGGGGGCAGCGGCTGGCCTGTCTTCAGAGGAAGCAGAGGCAGGGGTTGTCGGCTCTGTTAGAAAAAACATTGACGAAGTTTTAATTCAAGGGCAAGATGCTGACCGAGGATTAGGGAGTCTTCCGGGTGCGTCTGGTCGCACATTCAAGAAGCAAGTAGATGAGACTATAGCGAGGGTATATGACAATCTTAGAACACAAAAAGACCAATACGACGAGCCAGTCTTCGACGAGCTTCCAGTCGGGAAGCTTAGCGGAAAGACAGGCCGATCCGGAGTTACTGGCGTTACACGGTATCGCATGCCCGAAGGCTACTCTGGAAGCCTTGAGAAACTTGGACGTGCAGCCCCGGACCTAATTGAAATAGCCCCTGACGCTGATGGGGCTAAATATTTTTCGGACCAAATAACCTCTGCCAAGAAAGCCAATAAGTTTGGCGCTTCGGTTTATGTGTATCCCCAAAAAGAATACAAGGACATGCGCCTTTTTATCACCGATGACGGCTCGGCAGGTTATGCCCTGAAGTCAAGCGGTGACGTGGTGTCTGCATTTTCATCAGGCACTCATAAGGGTGTTGCTCAAAACATTTTGCTTCATGCGGTAGAGCAGGGTGGTGTCAAGCTTGACGCTTACGACACGGTTCTCCCAGATCTTTATTCCACCATGGGGTTTAGGGAAAGTGGCAGGATTCCTTGGCTTGATGAGGCAGCTCCAGAGGATTGGAATAAGGCAGTTTTTAGAGCCTTTAACGCCGGAGAGCCTGACGTTTCGTTTATGGCTTACAGTAGAGACCCGGCAATTCCAGTCGAGCCTAGATACGAAAGCAGTCTCGATGCAGCAATCGACGCTCAAGACCGCGACGTTGAAACTTTTGGACGGTCTCCTCTATTAAATATAATTAATAGCGGGGGAGCTGCCGGACTGGGAGCAGCAGCCATGCTTTCCCCCGAGGAGGCGCAAGCTATGGGTGTTAAAAATATCGCAACCGAAGGCATCCGCTCTTTGGGACAGACCTTAGAATTCGACCCCCGGTTCGATCCTCGTAAGCGGGAGCAAGAGGGTTTGCAGTCTCTCCGGGCTGATTTTTTGCCCAGAAACCAGCAAATAATAAAACCACCTCTTCGTCTATCTGATCTTGAGGGTGAAGACTTTGTTACCTCGATGTCTGACCGTACAAGAGCTGGCGGCATGATTATAGGCATAAATGACGTTCCCTTGTACCGCGCTGTTGATATGCGTGGTGGTCAGGACTTTATGTTTGAAAATCCCAATCAGGTCTGGGCATCTGCCAAGGTTCCTAGTGAAAAGATCCTTGAAATGGCTAGAGAGCTTCAGGGTCAGTCTGGCAAAGATCCTTTGTTTATTCCTTGGAGAATGGCACCGACTGGGGGTGATTTCTCCAACATGGTTGGCGAGTTAATGCTTGGCTTTGCCTCATCCAACATGAACAAGACCACCAAGAAAGCTTTAGACAGCGCGATTAAGAAATACAGAACCAAAGGCACCTTGAAAGATGGTGTCAGAAAGAACGCTGGCTTAAAAATAAAAGAGTGGCCCGGAGTTGACGATCCAAGAGCGGTTGAGATCTGGCGATCCACGCCAGATGTTGTAAGAAAAGAACTGATGAACATGATGGATGTTGAGTTTAGGAATAAAGGCGGCTTGTCAATTGGCTCTGCTCGCCTAGTGTCTTCTGATCCGACTCAGTTAATGTCCAGAGACGCTGGCTTGCAGAACGTAGGCAGAATTTATACCGGACGAGATATTACGCCCTCCACACACCCGTCATACCCATACGCGGTTCCCGGAGAAGGTGTAGGAGCGCTCAAAGGCGCTGACGAGGTAACGATATTTGACCTGCTTCCCGAGGCTCGATTTGGTGACGCACAGAAGAAGGTTAAAGATCCCGCGAACCCAACTGCACAAGAGATTCGCGCACTTCAGATGAAGCCTTATGGTGGGACGATTACGGAAAATATTTTGCGGAGGATTGAGGAAAGAGGCGTTGATGTTAATTCGCTTGCTGGCCTAACCCCCGGCGCTTTGGCCTTTACACTAACTTCTGCTGGTCTTTTGACGCCAGATGAGGCTGCTGCGGGTGGTCTTGACGAGGTCTCTGAGTTTTTTGGCAGCACGAAAGGCGGCATGGGTGTTAAGTCGAAAAAATCAAAAGATGACGTTGCCTTAAAAGCCGCCCCCAAGAAAGAATCCCCCGGCGTAGCATCCCTAGCAGGCCAACTAGGTTTAGGGGCTATGAGCGAAATTGGCGGTGCAATCCTCGGCGGGGCAGCGGGAGTTGGCGAGTACCTGCGAGGTTCTCGGTCTCCTATCCCGGCAACTGCTCAAAGCATTCGGGATGCTAACGAGGGTGTTTCCGATTATGTCGGTGGTTTGTACGATGCTGGTCCCGAGGCCCAAGTGGTTGGTCAGGAGATCATGCAGGGTATTGGCGAGACGATTGCTCCGATTGCAGAATATGCGATGGAAGGCCCGATTATGGACGAGCGCGGTTTGAATATGTTGCCGCTCATTGCTCAGAAGCTTGGCATTCCTGCTTATCAGCTTGCAGAAATGTTGTTTAATAAACTGCCAGAACGAGAGCAAGAAGCGGCGATTAGTGCTTCTGACGTTTTTCTTTAGAGAATAACCTCCCTGAGATCCCCGCACTTGCGGTATAGGTGGAAGTAAGCGCCGTTGTTTTCTAACTTTCTGATCCGTGGTTCGATAACCTCGTCAAAGAGTTCTTCTGCGCACTGCCGGGTTTTGATGAAAGCGCCGATCTTGCCATCGTGGTGGTACTCTTCTAGCTCATAAACGTCTTGCATGGTGTTCTCTCCATAGGTTGAGTAAGTATTTTGCCTCTGGCCCTGCGTCGTGCTCACGCTGCAGTGCCTTTCTGACGGCTTTTCTCTTTTCGTTCAAAGACTTATGTTTCATGTGAAACATTGTTCGGCTTATTGTCTCGAAGTATTTTTCCATTTCTTTTGGTCTCCGCTAGAATCTTTTCGAGTAGATCAACGATCTGCCCGTGGTTTTCTAAAACAACTTCAGCTTCTTCTTTGTCAAGCTCAATAATGATCTTGCTCATGGAGTATCTCCTATTCCGTGTTTATATGCAACAAATTATAATGTATTGCACAACGACTTACGGTGTGCTTTAATTCAGTTTCAATTACGAGGAGAGATTATGACCGCCCAAGAGAAGAAAGTGTATTACAACCGAGTCCGCCGCACCTGTAAGCTGCACGAGATTGAGATTGTTTATGACGGTGTGCCGAAGATGTACTGCGCCGTTGAGCTGGTTAAGGATGGCAACGTGATGTTTGCTGACCGCGCCCTTGGCCGCAAGCCCCTCGACATTGATTGGAAGCGCCTGCACGAAGAGATGACCGATTATGGTTACAAGGGAGGAATCAAATGATCAGGCCTTATACCCAAATTAATGTGATTTACGGCTATTGCCGCGTATCCACGAAGGAGCAGTCCAAGTCCGGCGTCTCAGTTGAGACCCAGCAGTCTTTGATCAGCGAGTTTGTTCAGAACAAGTACAACCGCCCGGTCGATGAGTGGTTTATTGATGACGGCGTGAGCGGCACGATGGACATTCTTGAGCGTCCTGCTTCCCGAGCCATGACTGACGTGATGGATGAGTCCGACGTTATTGTCTGCACCCGCCTTGATCGACTGTCTCGATCAACTTCTGATTTACTATCGATGATCCCGGTTCTTCAGGAGACGAATATCACCCTGTTTTTCTGTGAGCAGTTTGGTGATATGCCCATCGTTTACCCCAAGTTTGAGGGTGAAAAAGGGCTTAAATCGCGGTTTGATATGTCAGACATGGCCAACAAGATCATGCTGATGGTATTATCGGCTGTGGCTGAGATTGAGCACGCCAACATCAAGGACCGCTTCGGCGAGGGCAAGGTTGACTGGGCTTCTCGCGGATTTTCTATCGGTGGGTCCGCGCCGTTTGGTTATACCTTCGACCCTGTGAAGATTGGTAACAAAACTCGCAAACGGCTTATTGAGCACCCTGAAGAGCAGCGCGTGTTGAAGTCGATCTACCGGCTGCAGTCTCGCGGACTGGGTAACCATCAGATCGCCAAGCAGATTAACAGCCTGTATCGGGATCAAAATATGTACGCTGCCAAGATAAAGCGTATCCTAAACCGTAAATATCAGGGCTTATCAAGCGCCGCATAAGGGTTTAATATGGGCATTCACATAGGAGTAGTTATGACTGCTTTAGAAGATATTCAACAAGCCATCACTAAGCTCGAAGCCTCTCTTGAGCAGGACTTCATGACGGACGCTGTGCGCGACATCATGACGACTGCGGTTGCTCATTTGCGAGATGCTGAGAGTCAACTGGTAGGCGGCTGATATGCAGGAAGGCTGGGGTCGCGGCACTTGGGGTTTAGGTGCGTGGGGGACTCCCCTTTATATTGATGTTCCGGTAACGGGGCAGCAGGCTACTTCGGCGGTTGGCTCTATGACCGTTGTTGCTGGGGCGGTGGTCCAGCTCACCGGCCTGCAAGTTAATTCAGGCCTTGGTGCCCCGACCGTTGACGCCGAAGCGAATGTCTACCCTGCGGGGAGGCAGATCAATTCTGCAGTCGGATCGCCAACGGTCAGGGCGGAATCCAATGTAACACTAACCGGCCAGTCGATCACATCTGGCGTCGGTTCGATTTCTGTGGTAGCGGGAGCGATTGTTCAGCTTACCGGTCAACAGATCAATTCCGCTGTCGGATCTGTCACTCTTTCCGGCAAGGCCAACATCGTTCCGACAGGACAACAGGTTACGTCTGCCGTCGGGGATCTGACGGTTAAGACGGTAAACTATGTTTTCGTTACTGGCCAGCAGATCAATTCAGCACTTGGCGATGTCACAACAGTTGCCGGTTCGGTAGTTTCATTGACTGGACAATCGGTTACAATTGGGCTAGGTACGCCTCTAGTCTGGGGTGAGATAGTACCGGGGCAAGACCCCGATTATAATATTATTGATACGTCTCAAAGTCCGGGCTACAGCCCAATCGATACCAGCCAAGACGCTGGTTATGATCAAATTGAAGCAGGGCGGGATGCCGCCTGAAGAAGAGGATAGAACATGGCAACTTATGTAAATTTTCTCAGATTGACAGAACTTGCGACTGGGGAGGGATCGGGAACTTGGGGCAACACCACCAATACTAACTTAGAGCTAATCGGCGAGGCGTTAGGTTACGCGACTCAGCAAGCTTTTGGCAGCGATGCTGACGCAACGACCACGGTTGCCGATGGGGTATCAGACCCAGCGCGAGCGATGTATTACAAGATTACTTCAGCGGTAAGTTTGACAACGACCCGCACGTTAACGATTGCACCAAACACCCTTTCCCGCGTCATGTTCATCGAGAACGCGACCTCTGGTTCTCAATCGATTGCGATTTCTCAAGGCTCAGGCGCGAACGTCACGATCCTGACCGGCAAGACGGCAGTGGTTTACCTTGATGGGGCAGGCGCTGGTGCCGCAGTTGTTGATGCAATGGCTGGGGTTGATCCGGGTGTTACGGATACGTTGGCTGAGGTTTTAACGGCTGGCAATACGTCTGGCGGCACAGACATTGTGATGAGTGCTGGAGACAACATTACCAATGCCTCTGGCGACCTAACATTAGACATTGCTGGTGACATCATCCTTGATGCGGGCGGCTCAGAAATTAGATTGAGTAAAGCGGGTACTGAGTTTGGAAAGTTTGCTACAGACATCGGTACGCCCTCGGGATTTGCAATTTCATCGTCAGTTCTTGACGGAGATATAGATTTTCAAGGCAACGATGGCGGTAGCACAATTACAGCCTTGACTTTGGATATGTCAGAGGCTGGTGCGGCCACGTTTAATGCGGGCGCAACTTTTGGTTCAGGCATTGATGTCACGGGCAGCGTCACGGCGGATGGGCTTACTGTTGATGGTGATGCCTCTATTTCATCAGCAAATGCAAGACTTAGACTTTTTGAAACAGACACTACTGACTTAAATACTCAGCTTCAAAATCAAGCTGGTGACTTTTTTATAAAGACAATACCTGATGATGCTTCAACATCTACAAATCGATTTGCAATAGACCACGCCACAGGAGACATCAGCTTCTACAATGACGCGGCTGCACAAGGCTTGTTCTGGGATTCTTCGGCATCGGCGCTTGGAATCGGGACGACTACGCCCGACAGTCCTTTAGAAATACAAGCGGCAACTAACAGTAGCTCAGACACAACATACCTTAAACTTTATAATGCAGGTGAAAATGTTGGCAACATAGATTTTGAAAATGGCAACGGAAGTTTAGCCCGAATAACAGGTACTAAAGCAGGTGCAGGTGCAAGTGCAAATGACGGCATTCTTACTTTTTCAACAGCGTTTGACGCATCTCTTGCAGAATGCATGCGCATAGACGCCAATGGCAACGTTGGTATCGGCGAAAGCTCCATAGGTAGCAACGCACTTGAAATTAGACGTTCTGGCGCATCAGGAATAGTTCTTAAGGAAACTGGCGTTGCACAGTTTTATGTAGAGCAAGATACAGACGCTAAAATAAGAATTACTAACAGTAAAAATCTGATATTTAGCGGCGGCACAAACGGCACCACCGAACGCATGCGCATCGATGCCTCGGGCAACGTGGGAATCGGGACGAGTTCGCCTAACACATTAGCTCATTTGGCAGCAGGTGCTGGTTCAGCAGTTTTAAGATTAGAAAATACAGACGCTTTTTTATCTGACAATGAAGTAATAGGTAAAATTGAGTTTGAAACGCAAGATGCAGGTGGCGCTGGTGTAAATGCTTATATACAAGCAGCAGGCGTAAGCATAGACGGCGCTACAAAATTGGAGTTTGGTACAGGAGCAAGTAACTCGCCTTCAACTCGCATGACCATAAATAGTAATGGGAACGTGGGTATTGGTACGAATTCGCCAAGTGCGCCTTTAAATGTATACAACGCTTCAAACCCTTACACGAAATTTGAGGATGCAGCAAATTACCTTAATGTTGGTGTTATTACATCTAACTACGGCCTTATAAATTCAAGCCTACCC